CAAATTTTTCGATCTCTCTGAATCTAAGAGAGGCGAATATGCAGAAAGTCATTGTGCACTCAATGCACTTCTGAGTCTCTGTTCTTCGATCAAGAGAAGGACAGATAAGCCAAGCTGGGAGTAGGTGAGCAGGCCATCACCTATGAGGAAGCCAGAGCAACCCTGTTAGAGGCGTCGAAACCTTTGACGAAGGTACGTGGTCTGCCCATGTTCGGGCTTGAGTGGCACTTTGTGTCAGTTATTTGCAAGCACTTGCTGATTCCGCTCATCGCCATCGACGAATTCGTCGAACACCCTGACGGGTATGCAAAGCATAAGTCTTTTATTGCATACTCTACAGAACACGCCGTGCTCTGCGTCAGGGACTGGGCCGACCTATCCGCCAGGACCTACGACGATCTTGAATTGGCCGTGCGCCTCATTCACTTGAAGAAGACCAACGTCGTTCCAAATCTGGTGAAGAGGGCAAAGTACACCAAGTAGGAAGTCCACTAGCTCAAGAGCGTGCTTGAATTGGATAAAAGCGCCACTTCTAGAGCTGGAGACTTCCGTACTTTTGTCCACTGGTGGGAGAAGAAGGTTCACCTCGAGGACCTGAAAGACAAGCCTAAGTGCCGATGCGCCGCCGCACAGGCTGTCCAGACCTTCTACCATGCTAGAGCAGAACAAGTTTTTTCGACTTGTGACGTCAAGGACAAGATGTCCGCAGTTCTGCTCGCACAGCTTCTGCCTCGCAGAGGTAAGGTTTGGGAAGTTCAGGGAGAGAAGGAAATGGTCATTCCGCTTTACAAAGCACCATCTCTGGACGGACTAATTTGGCAGTCCAAGCAAGACCACCACCGTGACAACAAAAACATGTTGGCAGGTGTCCGAATCCTTTGTGGCAGAAAACCTAAGTCGTCGCAGGGACAGCTCCAGCTTCCAATAGCTGAAGACGCTGTGGGTATCGTGGTTCCCGGTAAGGTCAACTGGACGAGATACATCATGTTGACGGGAGGAGGAACTCTGTGTGTAGCTTTCATTGCTAAGCCGGCCGTCTTCATTGAGGGTGTCAATCGAGTCGTTGACTTCGTCAGTGACGCTAGCGCGAAGAGAGCTGCAGAGGCAACAGGACAACTCCTAGGCTCTGCCGGCAATCTTGCCAAAAACGCCTTCTGTGCACCATTTGTGTTCTATCTGAGCGCGAACAGCACAGTCAAAATCTGCTCTGTGACGGC